GCGCAGAGAGGCAATGAGAATTGGAGAGTGGTAGAGTTCCCTGCCATATTGCCATCGGGTAAACCGCTGTGGCCTGAGTTCTGGAGTCTTGAGGAGCTTGAGGCAACACGTGAAGCGATTGACGTGTCCAAGTGGCAGGCACAGTATCAGCAAGACCCGACCTCTGAAGAGGGTGCGATAATTAAAAGAGAGTGGTGGCAGAGATGGACCAAGGAAGACCCGCCTCCAACAGAGTTTATATTGATGACTTGGGATACGGCGTTTGAGAAATCACAGCGGGCTGACTACAGTGCGTGTACTGTGTGGGGTGTGTTCTACCAAGACAATGAAGATGGTAAGATGCAGGCTAACATTATTATGCTAGATGCAAAGCGTGGGCGGTATGAGTTCCCTGAGCTTAAGCAAGTTGTACTAGATGACTATAACTATTGGCAGCCTGATAGTATAATCGTGGAAAAGAAAGCGTCTGGTGCGCCACTTATATATGAGCTACGTGCAATGGGTATTCCAGTGGGTGAATTCACGCCTACTAGAGGTAACGATAAGATATCTAGGCTTAATGCGGTTGCAGACTTATTTGCTTCTGGTAGAGTATGGGCACCGAACACACGATTTGCGGACGAGGTTATTGAAGAGGTGGCATCATTCCCCGCAGGGCAACACGATGACTATGTGGATACTGTATCAATGGCGATGGCGAGGTTTAGAAAAGGTGGGTTTATTTCAACTAATTTAGATGAGCCAGAACCAGAGCGAGAGTTTAAAGGGCGGTCTAGACGTAGTGCGTATTACTAATAGGTAGGTTAATTATGGCAACACAGAAATGTATGGGTAAGCACCAGTTAGTAGATAGGTTAGCAGCTCAAGTTGGTAATAAAGAAGAAGCGGTAGCTATATTAAAGAAAAGAGGTGACCTTAAAGCAGATGGTAAAACACTAACAGCTAAAGGTAAACAACGCGATAATATGACAGCTTCTCAACGTGCTAAAGACCGTGCAGCCAAGCGTTCAGGTGGTAAACCTAGTGATTACAAGTACAACCCAGCAACTAATACCGCTTCGCGGAAACAGGACAAATAATGTTTGATAAAAGCCTAAACCAAGCACCACTAGGACTTGAGTCCTTACTCGGCGGCGATGAGCCCGACATCGAGATTGAAATTGACGACCCAGAAAGTTTGCATATTGCAATGGGTGGAATGGAGATTGACTTTGATCCTAAAGAAGAAACGGACGAAGAGTTTGATGAGAACTTAGCTGAACTCCTAGATGATGGAGAGCTTTCGTCTATTGCAGCAGATTTGTTGTCTGATTTTGATGATGACGTGGCTTCTCGTAAAGATTGGATTACGACTTATACAGATGGTTTAGAGTTGCTCGGCATGAAGATTGAAGAGCGTACTGAGCCTTGGGATGGCGCGTGTGGCGTGCATCACCCCCTACTTAGTGAAGCATTAGTTAAGTTCCAAGCTGAGACTATGATGGCGACATTCCCGTCTATGGGTCCTGTCAAAACAAAGATTATCGGTAAAGAGACTTCTAGTAAGAAGGAAGCGGCGGTACGTGTTCAAGATGACATGAATCACCAGCTTTTAGACGTGATGACTGAGTATAGACCTGAGCATGAGCGTATGCTTTGGGGTCTTGGGTTATCTGGTAATGCATTTAAGAAAGTTTACTTTGACCCAAAATTAAACCGCCAAACATCGCTATTTGTCCCTGCTGAAGACATGGTTGTACCTTACGGTGCATCTAACTTAGAAACAGCAGAGCGCGTGACTCACATCATGCGTAAAACTGAAAACGATATGCGCAGGCTTCAAGTAGCTGGGTTCTATCGTGATGTTGACTTAGGCGAGCCTGTAAATCAGCTTGATGACGTTGAGAAGAAGATTGCTGAGAAGATGGGTTTTAGTGCAACATCTGATGACCGCTATAAAGTCCTTGAGATGCACGTTGACCTTGACTTACCGGGGTTTGAACACACAGATGAAGACGGCGATGAAACGGGGATTGCACTACCTTATGTAGTGACTATTGAGAAAGGAAGCCAAGAGATTCTATCTATTAGACGTAACTGGGAGCCTAATGATGAAACCTACACCAAGCGACAACATTTTGTTCATTATGGGTATGTCCCTGGGTTTGGCTTTTATTGCTTTGGCCTTATTCATCTTATTGGCGCATTTGCTAAGTCCGGTACTTCTCTTATTAGACAACTGGTTGATGCAGGCACACTAAGTAATTTGCCTGGTGGGTTTAAAGCGCGTGGTATGCGTATTAAAGGGGATGACACACCTATCTCTCCTGGAGAGTGGCGCGATGTAGATGTACCTAGTGGTACGATTCGAGATAACTTACTGCCGCTACCGTATAAAGAGCCGTCACAAACATTGATGGCGCTCTTAAATCAGATAGTAGAAGAAGGTAGACGGTTTGCTAACGCAGCGGACTTGCAAGTTTCTGATATGTCGGGTAATGCGCCTGTAGGGACGACACTTGCTATTTTAGAGCGTACGCTTAAAGTGATTACTGCTGTTCAGGCACGTGTTCACTATTCGATGAAACAAGAGTTAGGTCTCCTTAAAGGAATTATTGCCGCTTACGCACCAGAGGACTACGACTATGACCCTGAAGAAGGAAGTAGAAAAGCTAAGAAGTCGGACTATACGACTACAGAAGTTATCCCTGTATCTGACCCTAATGCATCTACGATGGCTCAGAAAATCGTACAGTACCAAGCGGTACTTCAACTTGCGCAAGGGGCACCTCAACTTTACAACTTGCCCATCCTTCACCGCCAAATGCTTGACGCTCTCGGGATTAAAGATGCACAGAAGCTGGTTCCATTAGAAGAAGACAAGTTCCCAGTAGACCCAGTATCTGAGAATCAGAATATCCTTAGGCTAAAACCAGTTAAAGCGTTCCTAACTCAAGACCACAATGCTCACATTGCCGTTCATATGGCGATGATGCAAGACCCCAAGATTATGGGTACGCTACAAGGAAACCCGCTACTTCCACAGATTCAAGCGACAATCATGTCACACGTAGCAGAGCATTTGGGCTTCCAGTATAGAAAAGATGTTGAAGTACAGCTTGGTATGCAGATGCCTCCACAAGAGGATGATGACGGCGAAGATATGAAGCAAAACCCCGAAGTAGAAGCGGCATTGTCTCCATTACTTGCACAAGCGGCTACGCAGCTACTTCAACAAAATCAAGCTGGGGCAGCGCAGCAAAAAGCGCAGCAGCAAGCACAAGACCCACTTATTCAAATGCAGATGCAAGAGCTACAACTTAAATCTCAAGAGATTCAGAATAAAGCGCAAAGAGACCAAGCTGAGATTCAAGTTAAAATGCAGCAAATTCAAGTAGACCGTGAGCGCATTGCAGCGCAAACAGCAACAGCAGATAAACAACGCGAAGTAGATGTCCTAAAAAGTGCAGCGCAATTGGGTGTTAAACAAGCACTTGATAATGGTAAACAAGCGCATGACGGTAAAAAACTTCAAGTAGAATCGCTAAAAAATGCAGCTGATATGACGATGAAAAAAGAAGACCAGCAGCGCAAAACGACTGTTCAAGCTCTTAAAGATGCGGCTCAAATCACTGCTAAGAAGACTGAGACCGAAATGGGGATAGCTCACCAAGCTTACCAAGATATGCTTAATCGTCAGCAGGAACAAACAACTAAAGCGGAAAGTATGGCTCACGAAGCCTATCAGAAATCACTTGAAAGAGACCATCAAAGACACCATAAAATACTCGATGTAGCGCATCAAGGTCACCAAGCTGAAGTAAACCGCGAACATCAAAAAGAACAAGCTTTTGCTAAAGGGGGAGAGGTAAAACAACCCGCCAAAAAACCTAAAAAAGGTGAAGAATAATGGACGCGTTTGATGTAGTGCTTAAGCACATTGATGAGAAAGTTATACAGCTTAAAGACGCTGTGTGTTCTGAGCGTATTGACTCGATGGAAACGTATAAACAGATATGCGGTGAAATTCGTGGGCTTCAAACAGCTCGCGGGTACGTTCTAGATATGAAGGATAAATTAGAAGATTAGCTTGGGAGAGGAGCTTAAAACCTTGATGACAGCACGGAAAGACGGCGTATTTTACTCCCACAAACAGGAAACAAAATGTCCAAGATTTTAATTGGGTCAAACCCCAAGAATCCACAAGTTGTTGGTAGCTACGAAACAGAAGCTACTAATGAAGAGAAAGCAACGCAACTCCCCATGCCGTCAGGATACAGAATCCTATGCGCTATTCCAGAAGCAGATAAAGAATATGAAGGTGGTATCGCCAAAGCTGATATCACGATGCGTAATGAAGAAGTACTTACAACCGTACTATTTGTTGTTGCAGTAGGTCCAGAAGCCTATAAAGACACAAACAAATTCCCTAGTGGTCCTTGGTGTAAAGAAGGCGACTTTATCTTAGTACGCCCTAACTCAGGCTCACGCTTACTTATTCATGGTAGAGAATTTCGCC